CCGTGAAAAGCCCCGCTATCATATCCCAATAGCCGCCGCCCATTTGTTTAATTTCTTCCCAGTTTGTTACAATAGAGGTTATTGTGATTGCTAACAGTATCCCGATAGGTATAGCCCACCAACCCACGCCCACAACCTTAGCACCCAATCCCACTAAACCGCCTCCGACGGTGCTTAGGAGTAAGGACGTTAGGCTAGTATTCTCCCATTTACCTTCCATGATAGCTTTAATGTTTTCGGCTATTAATGTGACGCCGGCTACAGCCAACGTGACACCCAACGCTATTCGCAACGCCCCTTGTTTTTGTAATAAACCGAGGTTAGAGAAGAAGTCCAACACTCCTTTAGCTATTTTCCATGTTAATAACGTTAACCCTATAGTTTTAACCACCAATAACACATAGTCGAAGTTATCTCTCACGAAATCTATAACCGGTTTAAGTTTTTTGTATATTCTATCTACAATTTTATTCACCTCGTTTTGTGCGTCGCCTAAAAAATCATAATCGTATATGGAAGGGTCTATTTCAAACCCTCCACCGCCACCGATACCGGCGCCAGAACCTGTTCCGCTGATCCCTGTGTCTTTAGGTAGTATGTTTATCTCGTCAAAACCCATGAGAGCATTTCTCAACTTTTTAACTGCACCCGTCGTTTTATCAGCGCTATCTCCTATTTCACCTATGTCATCGCTAATAGGCCCTATTTTACCTATGTTAGAATAATCGATTACAGGGAGAGTGAACCCAAAGAAATTAGCAAGTGCTCTAGCTGCGTCGGTGAGAAGTTTAACAAATGCTTGTAGGTAGGGTAAAATCTTCATGAGTATAGGAATCAACATATCACCTAAAGCACGTCTGAACTGTAATAATTGTTGATTTAAAATTCTCATGGCATTAGCTGGTGTGTGAATCTCTCGTGCAAAGTTTCCGAGTATACCTTGTTTTCGAGCAGTTTCCATAAGCTGTAGATATCTCAGTTGAGATTTCTCAAACTGTGTCATGGTTTCTACGTTTTGTTCGATTCCGTGTCGTAATGCTACCAACTTTAACGTAGCTTCTGACATGTCAAAACCCCACTCTCGCATAGGACGAGGCTGTCCAGCTATAGCACTTTCCAATTTTTCCATAGCTGTAGCATAATCTACGTTGAAAATAGTAGCTAGATCGTATCCCAATTGTGTCAAGTTTCTAGACATGATACGAGCTTTTTCCCCGACAACTCCAAAACCAGTCAACATGTTCTGAAAAACAGCTTGAAAACGTATCCACTCTGATGGATCCACTCCGAAAGCTTCTTGAACCTTATACGCATAATCTAGCGCCTCATCTGCTCCTTCTCTTAAAGAAACTCTAAAGAGGTTTAAATTTTCAATATAAGAATTACTTTCGGTAACCCAATCTGCCATTGCTCGTGCGATTCTTCGAAGCGAATATAGCAGAACTCCCATTTGAACATAAGCTTTTCTTATACCGGTTCCTAACACTCCATAACTTCGACTGAGTGATTTGTTCGACCTACTTAGTCTTTCGTTTTGAGTTATCAATCGCTGTATTCGAGAAGGAAAAGCACTAAAACCAGCTGCTACCTTGTTCATTTCGTTAGCCAAAGGTCTTACAGCATTTGTCACTCTTTCGATTTGAGCACCTAGAGCATCCATATCAACCTTCGACAATTGCTCCATAATCTCGGGCAATTTTCTAAGTTGATTTAACATACTACCTAATGTCGATTTCCCGAGAGTTGTTAAAGGTCTTAAAGCTTCTACCAGTTTTAAAATATTATCTGCAACTTTCGTATCCTGAAAAGTAACGTCTAGTTGTTGGACCACTTGCTCAAATCTAGAAAGCTGATTTAGAGTGCTACCGAGCCCTGTCTGAATTGTTGTTAAAGGTGTTAAACTGTTAGTAAGTTGCTTAATATCGTTAGCAAAAGATTCAAAGTTCACAGTATCTAATGTATCACTAATAACGGGTAATTCGTGGAGAGCATTTAAGGTAGCACCCAATTTTGTATTGAAACCGCTTAGCGGAGTTAAAGAATTAGCCAATATTTTTATTTGGGAAGCAAACCTATCGAAGCCTGTAAATTCGTTTATTTCTTCCGCTGTACTTTTGAAATGACGTAAAGAATTCAATAATCCGCTCGCTTGTGTCTTAAAGCCTTGCAAAGGACGAAGAGAAGTAGACAACTGCTTCATCTGTTTGCTAAATGCGTCAAAATTAACTCCTTCTAAAGACTTTCCTAAATCTCCAGTCACCTTTTTTAATTTTTCCAACGAGTTAGTAAGCGCATCAAGCCCTTTGACCGCTTTTTCCGAGTTTTCTGTTATTTCAATTTGCAATCCTTCTATAGTTATCGCCATCAGCGCTCACCATCTTTCTTCGGTAAATTTAAACTATTAGCCCATGCTTCAAATATCGCTTTAGCTTTTTGTCTATTAAGTTTTTCTTGCTCCTTCTTATCTTCTTCGCTTTGTTTTTCTATAGTAAAAGAATAAGGTTTGGTAAGATAAGGGAGAGGTTTTGTACCTTTCTTAGCAAAAGCATGAAGTATGGGAGCAACTGCACATAAGGCATCGTAAATATAAGCTCCTTGTAACCATAACTCTTCATTTTTTAATTTCTTTTTAATTTCATACGCTTTTCGATAATATTTTACTAACTGACAATCGGCATCCCAATATTGTTCACACGACATACCGATTGCGAGATAAAACGGAAAATATTCATAAAACATCTCTGTATAGGAAACTTGGGAAGCGGGCTCTACCAGCTCGCTTCCCAATTCACCACGTTTCCCTTGTTCTCGTCCGGATCCTCCATCAATGCTTCAAGAGGTTCGTTGTACATCTCAGCTAACTTCTGCAACAATTCTTCTTTGTTTGGCATTTGTTCATAAATTTCGTCAATGATTTCTCGTTTTACCCATCTATGATTTGCAAGAAACGCTCCGGCGAATAATGCAGGCAGAGTTGTCATTGGTTTATCTACAATATCATTTATATTAAACCCTTGCCTCTCCATAATCTCTATAGATCTACGACTAAATTCTAAAGTGTACTGCTTTCCCTGATATTCAAATCTGATTTGTTTCGCCATTGTTTCACCTCATTACGATTCTTTTAATTCAGGTCTTGTGGAAGGAGCTATACTAATAACCATTTCAACTACACTATTTACTTCTGCTCCTGTTAGATATACCGAATGTTCGCCTTCCCACTCGAACACTCCTTCGTCACCGTTTTGTCCAAATTCGAGAGCATAATATAAATGTTTACCTTCGTCCGCTTTCACAGCAAGATAGTCCTCTTTAGTGTAATTACAGGTAAACGCCATCTCTCCGGCTGTTTGGATGCCGCTAATGAAGGTCTGTATAGGATCACTCAAAGTAGTAGTTTCGATTAGCTCAGGAGCCCCTCCCAAATCAGGGAAATTCTTTATATCCACCTTTTTGGTTAATGATTGAGCATCATTTCCCCATTTTAACGTAACTCCATAGGTACTTATCGCCATTGTCTCTACCTCCTATAAATTAATTTATCAACTGATACAACCGCTGAATATCTACCAATCATTCGATAGATTGTAGCATTTTCAAGGTTAGGAATTGATTCGGTCAAAGTCCTCGTAAATCCCATTTGCTTAAACTCATCATCAATAACTTTAAAAATTGCTTTACATTCGGACTTTTTTCCTACTTGCGCATTAGAATAAACATTCACTTCATACATTACTAAAGCATGATTTTCTACGTTTGCGCTATCCTGAGTTTTTTGATAAACCGAATTCGCTTTTTCTTCAATACACACAGCGGGGAAGGAAGCAGGGGATTTTACATATTCTCCATATACTGATATAGGATTGAACTCATTTCTTAATCTAGTCGCTATTTGACTAAACACTTCATTCTCTATATCAATCAACTTTTATCCCTCTCCCTTCAACCTCAGCTTTCAATTGTTGAATCGTATTATACATAAAAGGTCTATTTGCCATACCCTTTGTCCAATGCCATTTTTGATCTCTTTCGTTAAAATACCACCAACCCTTATCTCCGTGTTCATTTATGTCATATTTCCATCCCTCAACTGGTTCAGGATGAGGGTTGCGCTGTCCTACGATTCCTGTTCCAAATTCTACATATACTGCATACGGACAATCAGTTCTAATAATCCCGATACCGGTTTCCTCGTCAAAAAATCCTGTAATGCTTTCTTCTAACTGACCGGTATATACCGCACCAAGTTCTCTCACTTGTGCTTTAGCAATTTCTACACCTTTGTTTACTAGCTCTTTTATGAGAGCTTTCACTTTATCATCCACTTCTCGTCTGTACTTTTTAACTTCTTTAATTACATCGTCGATGCTTCGAGTGGTTAATTTCATTTGAATTTTACGCACCGACACTCACCTTACTCACAGCGTAAGAAATGATATTCAAACTTCGAGCTACCCTTTTTACCACGTAATCATGAGGTTTATTGGTATCGAGATTATCAATCCAAAGGATAGAATGTTCGTCTATCGGACAATTTGTATCATCAGTAATCATTACTTTGTCATAATCTACAAGTTCGCCGAATTGTCTTGTCGAACTCTCTCCTTTCGCCGCTGACACATTTAATTTTAGAGGAATAGGATCGGAGTAAAAAAGTTTATATTCCCCAGTTTCGTTCTCGTACTCGTCTGTTAGCGGTTCTTTCCCTTCATATAGAGCATAATAAATCAATTGTTTATTACGTCTTAATAATCTCATATGTTCCCCTCCAAATTGAAAGGAGTGCTAACTAAGGGAACAACTTGATTTAACAAACTTTCGGGAATATCGCCAGCCTCATAAGAACGACTTATCCCGTTTTCGCTATGTGCGATTTGTCCTTCGGCGCCCATTTTGTTATAAAGATATACAGCTATACGTACTTGTAAATCATAATAACGTTGTTCTAAAATCGGTTCTCCCGTGTCGCTCACAGGAAAATCACCAAAGGGATAACGACGGGAGAGGATGGCAAACTTCGCACTCTCCAGCAGTTCCGTAAGAAGAATATCATGACTGTTATCTTCAATTTCCAATTGTATTTTCAAACGTTCGAGTTGTGTTGCCATCCCCTATCCCTCCTTCAATCATTCTTAGTCTGAGGCGGTTGTATCATCGGAAGAAACGTTAGTAACTTCGATCGGATCGATGGTGTAAATAGCCTTACCGACTTTCGGTTTCTCAAAGTTTGCAGAAATATTTATGATTTTACCATGCCACCATTCGGGACCATGATCTAATCCGATCTGTCCGAATATTTGATATTTTGAACCCGCTCCGGTTTTTGCAAGCTCTTCTAAGAAAAAATTGCCTTTTTCCGGATGTGGTTGTTCTACAGGAGCAACAACTGCAGGATTCCATAACATAACTGTTCCAGTTGGTAAGAATTCACCTAAATACACTCCCACTTCTCCTAACGGAGTTAAAAGGGTATTGATAGATATACCATTAATACTCCTAGAAGCAGGAACAATAGTATTACCATTTTGTTCCGCATCTGCGTTGAGTTGGAACAGAGTGACAGGATTTACCCATAATACAAGCCCGTTTAAACTTCCTTGAGCTTCGTAAATGCGCTTCATAAGATCAGCTACGTCCCAAACTCTTAAAGGTTTTCCACCAAGATTTATAACATTGGAAGTAATCGCTGTAATCATTCCACGGGTTCTGTTTGCCGTGTTGTCGTCATCGGCTTTATGATATTGACCTCTAATAAAGGTGTACTCAATATCTCGAGCTATTTTAGCCATCTTGCCAGCAATTTGAAAATCAAGCTCATCCGCAGGATTAGCCCGCTGATTGGCAATATTCACACCGGACAGAGTTCCCATGTTAGATTGTTTAGCATAAGAAATATATACAGATTCATGGAAAATTTGTGTTACATTGGTTTTCTGAACCCTAGTAATACGTGTTGCGTCCGGCGCTTCCAAAGATTGATTTTCTGAAATATCTGGTTGACTTCCGCCCTCTGTTTGATATTCTTGTCCTGTGACAAATTCAACATGATTGGTCCTTTTCATCCTAGAACCGATTATAGTGCTAAATGGAGTTCTAGTGTTCCCTTTATTGAAAAGCATCCCTGAATAATTCAGGACACCAAAACTCGTAATAACTTGATCTGCCATTTAACCATCTCCTTTTTACTCATTCTGATTCATTATTTGCTGTTGGCGAATTAGCGCTGCTAAAGCTACCATATCCCCTTTCTCACGAGCTTGTTCAATCTCTTTTGTGTAATCGACATTTCCGGCTTTACCTGCCGGTGGTTTTGGTGTATTTTTTAATAACTCTTCTTTTACAGCTTTTTCAACAGCTTGTTTTTGAGCATTTATAACATCCACCATCGCTTTCGTTCGACTAACCGTTATCTCTTCATTTTCAGATACCACTACATCTAAAAGAGGATTGTAGTCTTTTTCACTCAATCCAGATG